GAAGGTTGTTGAACTAACAACTTCGTGGGATGGTATGATAACTCTTCCCTAGTGGTGGAACTGCCCCTGTGGTGGAATAGGTAGACACACAAGACTTAAAATCTTGAGACTGTATGGTCGTGCGAGTTCAAGTCTCGCTGGGGGCACCACTGCGAATCACTTAGTCCGATTCGCTGAAAATCCTTTTCCTCTTTGAAAAAATCCAAAAATCCGACTCGTAACCCTTTGATTTATAAGGGATAATTCTCTTTGTTTTTTTACTTGACTTTGTTCTCATAACATGGTACATTATAAAGACAATAGAGAAAGAGGTTTGTTATGACTAAATTTGATAAAGAAATGTTTACTTGGGATGGTATGTATCTCATGTATAAGGGTGACTTCGATGGCGCCCAGATGATGATGGATGTATGTCCAGATGCCCATCCTTCTTGGGAAGGTAAATTGAAACCAGCATTTGTTGCTCGGTTCAAGTATCGTAAACCCTACAAGACTTGGATGAAGTTTCTATGTAAGTATGCTACTGTTGAAGAGTATATGACTCTTGCAAAAGAAACTAGTCCGCTGGATGCAATGCGTAAACTTGGTTATGAAGGAGCTTAGTATGGATATGGCACAAGCAATTGGTGGTGATACTATTGTCAATGATATTGATATCACTACGTTTGAGGGAACAATCATTGGTGACTTGGTTGTTTATGAAAAGGGTGGTAACCCACTTGATGGATATACACTTTATGGTTTTGATGAAGTTGGTATGTTTGATGATGAGTTTAAGAACCCACAATATTGTATGATGGAGATTGGATAATGGAATATCTAACACAAATTCAAAATGAGTATATTTACTTCACTGATATGTTGAAGTCAATTGAGAAGATTAAAAAGAAAACGCCAGGCAATGGTTTCGCAAAAATGAAATGCAAAGAACGAATTGCCGAACTAGAAAAAATATTTGATGAAATTGATTATGCAGCACAGGTGACTTATGACTAATACAAAAACAATCGTGGATACTCTATGTGACTTTATTGCTTATGTAGATTCATTCTATAATGAAAAAGATGGTGTCTACCCTATCAAGGGTATGACTAACTCAATGGTTATCAAAGGTGTACAAACCTACATCACTCAAATCGGTGAGAGCGAATCACTTGAGTGGGGTGATGGTGATTCGGTTGATAGAGAACGAGTTCGTGACATTATCCTCGCTGACAATGGACTTCAGTGGGGGTAAGTCCTTGATATTGTTGAGGAAAAAAACTTCAAAAAAGATGAAGAAAGTACTTGACTTTGTTATCAAAACAAGTTATACTATACTAGTAATAATGAGAAAGAGAGAGAAAATATGGCTTACATTTCACAAGAAAAGAAAAAAGAACTTGCTCCTGCTATCAAGGCAGTCTTGAAAAAGTATGGTGTCAAGGGTACTATCGGAATCAATCACCACAGTTCTTTGGTTGTTAACATCAAGGAAGGTGTTCTTGATTTCCTTGGTGATGCACAGAAACATAATGACGAGTACGCTGCGATGAGGGGTCAACAGAGTTATCCTGTTGGTGACCATCTTCAAGTCAATACTAGTTATTGTGATGAGTGGGCTAAGGATGAAACAATCGCTAAGTTCTATGAAGAATTGATTGCTGCGATGAAAGGTACTACTTGGTACAACAACACTGATATTATGAGTGACTACTTTGACATTGCGTATTACTTGGATGTTAATGTCGGTAAGTGGGATAAAGGTTATGTCTTGAAGGAGGCTGCGTAATGATGAATGTTCTAGGTGGATTTTTAATTGTCATGGGTTTGTTTGCGGTTGCAGGCAGTGCTGGTGATTGTGATGGAAAGTGTATGGAGTATGCCAATACATGGGAAGAAATGTTGATGGTGTTGACTATTGGGTTTGCACTAATCGGAACAGGTGGATTTATTCTTTGGAAAAAATAACACTTGACTTTGCCAAAATTATTTGTTATAATGAAATAGAAAGTGAGGAAGTAATATGGGAAAAGTAAATGCTTGGATTATGGATATGCAAGAAAGTGTCCATGCCGCTATAGATGCTGAGTGTGATAACATTCAACAGGTGATTGGGTTTGTTAAACAAGACCCAGACGTTGCTCATGTAGATGAGAACTTTGTGAAAGAATACTACAACGAATGTATGGAGAATATGTAATGGGTTTACTAGTGAATGTTTATAAGACAAATGAACGAGATTGTACAAATGGTGGTGTCTCTTCTAGGGATATCAAAGGTCTTTGTCTGACTAACGTGCCTGGCCCGTTTGACCCAAGTGATGATTACCCTGCCGCTGAATTGGTAAAACAAACTTTTGGTTTTGGTTCTTCAGTGAAAGTTATTCCAGAGGAATCAAAAGGTAAACAGACAATGATGGGTGGTAACTATGCCGCAACATCTGACTCAAGGTTCAGTGAGATGATTGAGTTCTTTCTTGGTCACAGTTTCTACGGTGCTGTTCCAATCCACGATAGAGTTGAATAGAACAATGCATCCGTAGCTCAGCAGGATTAGAGCAACGGTCTTCTAAACCGTAGGTCACAGGTTCGAGTCCTGTCGGATGCGCCAATCAAGGGGGAACATTTCGTTCCCCCTTTCTGTATAAATAATCTAATAAAGGATTGTTTTAATATGCAGAATTTTTTAGGCAGAGATGGTTTCATTTGGTTTACAGGTGTCGTTGAAGACAGAGATGACCCAGATAAACTTGGTCGTGTTCGTGTACGTTGCGTTGGTTATCATACAGATGATGTAGAGAAGATACCAACAGCAGACTTGCCATGGTCATGGGTTATGATGCCCACAACAACTAGTGCAATGGGTGGACTAGGTGAAGGTATGCCTTTCATCGTTGAGGGTAGTTGGGTTGTCGGTTTCTTTCGTGACCCAGATAAAATGCAAGAACCTGTTGTTATCGGAACATTGCCTGGCGTTCCATCTGAATCACAAACCGTTGACAAGGGATTTAATGACCCACGCAATGAAGGTGCAACTCAGAGTGAAGAATTATATACATACAAACCAGACTATGGGCCGTATCCAATAAGAACTGAAGACAGTGATGTGTCTAGACTTGCCAAGAATGATGAAAAGAATATTCATCCAGAGATTGAAGAACGTGACGGTGCGGTAACTGAAGAAGTACCTACCGCAAACGAGAAAAAGATTCTAGGTGATGCAGACTTTACTATAGATATTGCATCAACATGGACAGACAAACTAGCAACAAACACTGACTTTACTGCTGTCACATGGAAAGAACCAAAGACTACGGATGATTCTATTCGTGGTGCTGACGCAGAAGGTCGCAATCCAGAAACAAAAGAAGATAGAGTTGCTCCTTACAAGAGAAGGAACACTGAATATCCATACAATCGTACATATGAAACAGAGAGTGGGCATATCATAGAGATTGATGACACACCCTATGCGGAAAGAATATATCAGAAACATAAGAGTGGTACATTCACAGAGATTGATGCAGACGGAAACAAGGTGACCAGAGTGGTTGGACAGAACTATGAGATAGTTGCTGGTAATAACTTCTGCAATATTAAAGGTGATGTCAATCTTACAATCGACTCCAACTGCAAAACATATATCAAAGGTGATTGGGATATTCAAGTTGACGGAAATAAAAATGAAGTTGTCAAAGGTAATGTAACAGAATCATTTGGAACTAATGTTGTTCTGAATACACACTCGACAACACTAACAGGATTCAGAACCAAAACAATTCTTGGTCTTGAAAACGAAAACGTGGTTGGTGCAGTCGCCCACATCTACGGTGGAATTAAAACAGAGACAGTCGCTGGAGATGTTACGGAAACATTTAGTGGTAATCAAACCACAGCGGTTTCTGGTAACGTGGATATTGATGCGTCAAGGATTGACTTGAACTAATGGCTCATCAGTTTGCGATACTCATAGATGGTAAGGTGCAAGTCTTCGATAACTACGATGACATACCAGAAACATTTGAGAACGTAATTAGGTTTGAAGTGGAGATACCACCAGAACCACACACGGATGAACAACATCATGAGATTGAACAGTGGAACGATAAACTACAGGAACTTTTAAAAAGGGAAACGAAATAATGCCAGCAGTAACAAGAATAGGTGATGCAGATGTAGCACACTGTAGTGGTATGACCAGAGCAGTTGGTTCTGGAAATGTCTTTGCAAACGGTATAGGAATTAGTAGACAGGGTGATGTTAATACTGTTCATCTTTTGCCTGGCGCTCCTTGTCCACCACACTCTGCTCCAATCGCATCTGGTTCTGGTACAGTTTTTGTAAATGGTAAGGGTTGTGGTCGTGTTGGTGATGGAATATCTGGTTGCACATCTGTTGCTGCTGGGTCTGGAAATGTTTTTGCTGGTGGATAAACTGACTAAATAATACAAAGAGAGATAAGGGATAAACATGGCAGTACAATCCGCATACAGAGATGCACAATCAACAAATGATTCAAGTCGTAGTGCAAAGGTATATAAAGATTTAAATCTTAATTTTACAAAGCATCCAATAAAACAAACTTTGACTCCATTGACTGATGTTGCTGCTGTAAAGAGAAGTGTACGAAATCTTGTGATGTACAACCATTACGAAAAACCTTTTCATCCAGAAATCGGTTCTGGTGTAAGAGATTTATTGTTTGAAAACATGACACCATTTGTTTCAAACACATTAAGAAAATTAATTGAAGATACAATTACAAACTTTGAACCAAGGGTTAGACTTGCTGAGGTTGCAGTTAATCCAAACTTTGACAACAATCAGTATGAGGTAACAGTAGAATTTTATATAGAGAATTCTCCGTCAGAGCTTGTTGACATGACATTCAACTTAGAGAGAATACGATAATGGCAACCACAGATAAAAGATTAAATGTAACGGACTTAGACTTTGATGATATCAAATCAAATCTAAAAACATTTATGCGTAACCAAAATGAGTTTACGGATTATGACTTTGAAGGTTCTGGTATCAACGCACTGTTAGATGTACTTGCGTATAACACACATTACCTTGCAATGAATGTCAACATGGCTGCAAACGAAATGTTTCTTGATACCGCATCTGTTCGTGCGTCAGTTGTTTCTCATGCAAAGACTTTAGGATACACACCCAACTCTGTTCGTGCTCCATCTGCAACAGTAAATGTTACATTAAATAATTTTCCGTCAACATTAACAACCGCAATCATTCCAAGAGATACAGTATTCACTGCAAGTGTTGATGACGTATCATATCAATTCCGCACATTGTCAGATTATCAAACCACTGTTGCTAACGGTGTCATATCTTTTTCTAATGTTCCTATTCATGAAGGAACAATGGTAAAGAATAGATATGTCGTTGACACAAAAAATGTTGACCAGAAATTTAAACTTACAAATGATAGAGCGGATACAACATCTTTAAGAGTTCAAGTTTTTTCTGATGCGTCTGCGTCAAACTTTTCGACATACACTCTTGCGACAGACATTACTAAAGCAAGTTCAACATCTAATGTTTATTTTTTACAGGAGTGTGATGATGGTCAATTTGAAATTTATTTTGGTGACGGTATTGTTGGTCGTGCATTGTCTGATAACAATGTTGTGGTTATGGAATATCTTGTAACCAATAAGACTGCATCTAATGGTGCAAAGAATTTTTCAACTACCGCCGCAATCTCTGGTGTTACTGATGTTACTACAACAACAGTGTCCGTTGCATCTGGTGGTGCAGAAAAAGAATCCATTCAGTCTATTAAATTGAATGCGCCTCTTGATTATGCAGCCCAAGGTCGTGCGGTTACACCAGAAGATTACAAAACAATTATTCCAAAGGTTTACGCAAATACAAAATCAGTACAGGTATGGGGTGGAGAAGATAACTCAACTCCTGTTTATGGTCGTTCATATATTTCAATCGTTCCAACATCTGGTTCTATTACTGCTTCTGCAAAAGAACAAATAGTAAAAGACTTGAAGAACGAATATACTATCGCATCCGTGACACCTGTTATCGTTGACCCCATTACAACTTCTGTTAGACTTGGGGTTACATTCAAATACAATAAAAAGAATACAACAAAGACTGCTGAGACTTTGGTAAGTAATGTTACTACAACATTACAAAACTATGATACAAATAATCTACAAAAGTTTGATGGTGTCTTTAGGCATTCACAACTTACAGGTTTGATTGATGATACGGATGAATCTATTTTGTCTAACATCACTACAGTAAAACTTGGTCAATCCTTTACGCCAATCTTAAATACAAATACAAAGTATGAATTAGAATTTAACAATGCGGTTTACAATCCACACACTGGACATATGAGTTCAGACGGTGGTGTGGTTTCATCAACAGGATTTAAAATCTCTGGTGACTCAAATGAGATGTTCCTTAACGATGATGGTAATGGTGTGATTAGAATGTTCTATTATACAGACGGAACAACCATTACATATAAAGATGAAACTGCTGGTACGATTGATTACAACACAGGCAAAATTATATTGACTGCATTTAATATTACTTCTGTTTCAAATGTTGATGGTACAACATCATCTAAGATTAGAGTTGTTGTTACACCAAATTCAACTGACGTTGTTGCTGTACGAAATCAAATCTTACAAATTGATTTTGCAAACACAACGGTCACTTCAAGTGAGGATACAATTGCTGGTGGTGGTGCATCTGCTGGTGTTGGTTACACAACAACAACATCATATGAATCTACATCCGCTTCAACTTCTAGTGGGTACTAATAATGTCGTATGATGACAATACGCTAACAAATAAGTTATCACCTTTAATCAGAACCCAACTGCCTGAATTTATTCAGTCAGACCATCCTGTATTTTCTCAGTTCATTAGAACGTACTATCAGTTTCTTGAAAGTGCCGAGGTTACTTTCAGTGAGGTTAATAACTATCTTGTTCAAGAAACAACATCAACTAACTTTGTTATAGATGAAGATGGTGATAATGTTGTCCTTGAAGATTCAGATGCCAAGTTTGTTGTTGGAGAAACAATTACTGGATTGACTTCTGGTGCAACTGCATCTGTTCTTGTTGATGACGTAGATGATAATAAAAGATTATTCATCTCATCTCAAAATCAATTCATCTTGGGTGAGACTGTTAACGGTTCAGTTTCTAATTCATCTGGAACAATCCAAACATATAAAGCAAACCCTGTACAAAATATTCAACAACTTCTTGAGTTGTCAAATGTAGATTCAACTATCTTTAAATTTCTTGATAATTTTAGAGATGCATTCTTGGATGGTATGGTTGACAATCTTGCCGCTGGTGTTGACAAAAGAAAACTTACAAAAAACATTCGTGACCTTTACATTTCAAAGGGTACACGAAAAGGTCATGAATTATTCTTCAGACTTTTATTTAATGATGATGCAGTTATTTCATATCCAAACGAACAGATGCTTAGAGCCTCTGATGGTACTTGGACTACTAAACGTATCATGCGTGTTACCGAAACTGCTGGTAATGCAGAAGAATTAATCGGACAAACAATTACTGGTGTTACTTCTGGTGCAACCGCAATCCCTGTATCAACCATTGGTATTCGTGAAGCGTTTACTGACATCGTTGAAATTGAGATTGACATAGATACGCAAACAGGAACATTTGTTGCTGGTGAAACTATTCAAGGTATTTCAAATGTATCTGACCAAGACGTTTCTCTTACAATACTTTCTGTCATTGCAGACGCAGACGTTTCTGCAACAGATGAAGGACAATACTATACTGTTGGACAACAAGTCAACATTGCATCTGCTGGTTCTCAAACTGCAACTGCAATAATTAATACAGTTGGTTCTGGTGGAGTTACCAGTATTGAGATTGATGATGCTGGTTCTAACTATGCAATCGGTGATGTAATTAACTTTAACAATACTGGAACTGATGGTGTTGGTATTTCTGCTGAAGTTAAAGTTGTCGGTGGTGCAGTATCACCAGAGACAGGTGACGTTGCTGCATATGGAATGTCATTGACTGACCACATCACACTTGAAGACGGAACTCAGTCTTTCATGAATGACACTTATCATGGAACTAAGATAGTTCTTGAAGATGCAACCTTTGGTGATGCTCCTGGCAGTAACGTAAATGAACGTGGTTCTATCACAGATATTCGATTAATCAATGGTGGATTTGGTTATACAAAACTTCCAACCGTTTCAAGTATCAGTACATCTTCTGGTAGTGGTGGTAAAGTTCTACCAGTTTCAAACTCTGGTATTGGTTCTATTAAAGATGTTGAGATAACAAACTTTGGTTTCAACTATTCTTCAGCACCAACCTTTAGTGCATTCAGGCATGCTGTCATAAAAGATATTTCTGGAACATTTTCTATTGGTGATGCATTAACTTCACATACAGGTACGGTTACTGCATTCGATAGTACAAGACAACTACTCTCTATAAACACAACTGCAAATCTATCTAATGGAAATTCTATTGCCACATCTGGTGCAAGTGCAACTATTGTACAGGTTGATGCTGCAACTATTACCCCTGCTGTTGGAACTATTGCAACAACAAGTGGTGAGTTCTTAACTGAACGTGGTAAGGTTTCATCTGACGTTATGAGAATTCAAGACTCCAACTATTACCAAGATTATTCTTATGTGGTTAGAGTTGGTGAATCAATTAATACTTGGAGAAACGCAATAAAGAGAACTGTCCACCCTGCTGGTTGGGCTGTCTTTGGTGAGGTATCAATTGTTACATCTGTGACTGCTGGTGTCAATGCGTTTACTGCTGGTGACCTTAGTGTACCAGAAGGTTCATTCACTCCAGAACTTGCATCACTTCTTACTACTGCATTTACTACTATCTTCGGTAGAAGACTTGGTACAGTGGACGATGGAACTTCAGTTCGTGCAACACCTTCAGTCGGTTCTGATGCAATTCTTTCAAACACTGAACGTGACCTTACTCTTTCAAGAATTAATACAATCCACGTTGGTGTCATTCGTGCAACTGCGAACTTTGGTATAGGGTCAACTCTTGAGAACCTTGCAAAGTATGCCTTTGCAGTTGAACCAATGTTGACAGACTCAGACCTTGCACACTATCCAGACTTTAGAAGACAAGCAAGGAGTGGTAATAACGACAGAGCATACTATAACATTGAACAGTTTGCAAACTTCAGAATTAATCAAGTTTCCACTGCCACAGACTCAGCAGAGACATTTGATAGTTCAACAAATAAGTTTGATTCAAACACAGTTGCATTTGATGGCAATGATATAAGAATACCTCAGGCTGCATTTACAACAAGAATTAACGTACCGCCGCCTGGCGAAATCAATATCTCTGGTGGTGCAAGAGTAAATGCATTTGACAATAACTTTATCAGATTTGATACAACTAGGGAAACATTCGATGAGACAGTGTTCACCACATTAATGAGTGATACTGGTATAACCTTCGATAGTTCATCTACTAAGTTTGATGGTTCTGGTGGAGATGCAGTTCCAAGAGATGTGGGTGGAAACTATAATGTGGACTTCAGTGATACAAATATATCGTTTGACAGTGGTATAAATAAGTTTGATAACTCATTTAATATCCCACTATTAGAAAGATTTAGCTCATCTGGGTTTACCTTTGATAATAGTAACAAAACTTTTGACATGGGGTAAACACCCTTATAAATAATAGAAGAAAGATTCTAACAGGAGAAAAATAAAATGGCATATCAAGCACTTGGTCTTGGTTCTTCCGCTAATGACGGTACTGGTGATGACCTCAGAACTGGTGGAGACAAGATTAATGACAACTTTGTAGAAGTTTATACTCTACTTGGTACAGGCTCTGCACTATCATCTGGTATCAGCGCCAACGCAACAAAGGTTACATTAACCGCACCAGATATCACTGGCGTAGTTGGTGGAACTCAAACTTCAGCAACAATCACCACACTTACTACTGAAGGTATTCAAAACGCAACTGGTGAATTAGAAATTACTGCTGCAAACCAAGTGGTAGAAATTCAAGGTGGTGGTTCAAACTCTGGTGCAATCACTCTTAACTGTGAACAAAACTCTCACGGTCAAAAGATTATGGCACAACCACATAGTGCTGGTGTAACGAATACAATGTTACTTCCTGCTGGTGCAAGTTCTACATTGGTAAGTTTGGTATCTGCTGATACACTTACTAACAAAACTTTGACTGCACCAACTATTGCTACTATTACTAATGGTGGTACGGTTACAATTCCATCTGGTGCAGATACACTTGTTGCAAGAACATCTACGGATACACTTACCAACAAAACTTTGACTTCACCAGATATCAACACCCCAGACATTGACGGTGGTGCTATTGATGCTGCAGTGATTGGTGCAAACACTCCTGCTGCAATTACAGGTACAGCAATTAGTGGAACATCTATGGCTGTTACTGGTACTGCTGGTGCAATGACATTGAACACAGTTACAACAACTCAACGTAATGCACTGTCTGCCGCAAATGGAATGATATTATACAATAGTACTACAAGTAAAATAGAAGCATACGCTGGTGGCGCTTGGGTACAACTACACTAAGGGATAGGGAGTAGTCAATGGCTATTGATACACTAGGAGCAAACGCTCTCGCAAGTAACTCTATAACAACTGCAAAGATTGCTGCTGATGCAGTAACCTCTGCAAAAATTCCTGCTGGTGCAGTTGTTGCTTCTGATGTTGCTGATGGTTCAGTAACAACTGCAAAACTTGCTGATAATGCTGTGACCTCTGCAAAATCAGTAAACCTTGGTCGTAAAAATATTCTCATCAATGGTTCATTTAACCACTGGCAAAGAGGTACTTCATTCTCTAGTAATGTTTATGGTGCTGATAGATGGAAGTTTTATGCTCCAGGCAGTCATGCGTATGCCCAATCTACTGATACACCAGATTCACCAAATAACTTTAAGTACTCTGCATCTTGTACTGGAAGTGGTGATTCAACTGGACTTACTCAGTTTGTAGAATCAATTAATGCATCTCATATACCTTCAAGTGGTTCTACTAAAGTTATTCTATCGTTTTATCTTAAACATACTACTAACTCTGGTACTGCTAAAATTACATCTGTTGTCGGTACTATGAATAGTGCTGATAACAGTGGTGCATCTACAAATAGAAGTACACAAAATCATAATACAACTACTAGTTGGGCAAGATATACTCATGAGATGACAGGCGCTGATTTGACTGCAGCTGTTACGAATGGATTGGTGGTAACTATTAAACATAATGGTTCTGGTAATACTGTATTTTTACTTACTGGTTGTCAGTTAGAAATTAATGAATCAGTCACAGATTTTGAAAGATTAAGTTTTGGGGAAGAACTTGCGCTTTGTCAAAGGTACTATCAGCGTACCCAAGGTTCGGCCAGTGGTTATCAAAATTTGGTCGTATTGGTAAACTACAGCACTGGCACAGACCAAAGGGGTGTTATTCCCTTTACGACTGAAATGCGAGCGGGCCCAGCAATAGGTACAAGTGGAAATCTTATGATACTTGGTGCTGGAGGGAATTTGAGCAGTATCAATGCTGGTGATGGTTTAACAACTCACATGGCAGGTCTTCGTGTTAATACTTCCAGTAATATGAGTACAGGTCAGTCTACTCTTTTAAGAGGCAACAATGATGGCACTGCACACATTAAATTTGATGCAGAGTTATAAGGATATTAAAAAAATGAATATTACATCAGCACAATATGTATCTGACGCATCAACTAAAAATGACAAACATTCTATTACTTTTGTTGTAGACGAGGAAACTTGGCACGTTTCAAACCCCTCTGTCGGCAATCGTTTCTATGATGAAATTATGCGTCAAGTAGAATCTGGTGAACTAACAATTGCAGATGCAGACTAAATAAGATTATAGGAAAAAACAATGGCAGCTATTATTACAGAAAAGTTCAGACAGTCAAGTGCAAAGTCTTTTAAGGACTCATTTGGTACTGACAAATATTATATGTTCGTGGGTAAATCACAACCTTGGACATCAGAGGGTGCGACTTCAGATAGTCTTCCCCCTGCTCCTGTAGATAGTGTTGCACCAGAATCATATTATTGGGATGATATGCTTGCCGCAAAGTTGATTGGTAGTACTAATACAACTTTTGCAATTCCTCGTAGGAATTATGCAACAACTTCTGCATTCGATATGTATAGACATGATGTCTCTGGTGGAACAACAACAGGAAACTACCCAACAAAAACAACAACATCAAGTGGTGCAAATTCAGTTTATGACTCAACGTATTACTTCTTGACTTCAGCAAATCGTGTATACAAAGTATTGTATAACGGTGACCCTGTTCAAACTGGTGCTACAAACATCTCTGGTTCTGAACCAACTTCAGAACAGACTGGGCCATTCTGGCATGATGCAAATTATTATCTAAAGTTTATGTACTCACTGACAACTTCAGAAGTTCAGAACTTTTTAACCACAGACTTTATGCCTGTGACGATTACTGCAAACTCTGCTGCTAACCGTCCAATCAATGTTGTTATGGTAACAAGTGGTGGGTCATCATATCCAAACGGTACATTTTATACTAAGGTTCGTGGTGATGGTACGACAACTGCAATCATTAAGTTGGTTGTATCTGGTGGCACAATTCAAGAGTTTGGTGATGGTGCAACTAAGACAAGTATGCAGAATGCTGGTGTAGCATATTCCTTCGCAGTCGTTGACCTTGCTGGAACAAACATTTTCACAGACACTGCAGCGACTACTGCAATTTCTGGTTCAACATTAACATCGTGGAACAATGCAACTGCTGGTGCAATCACTCCAATCATTGAACCAACAGGTGGTCACGGTACAGATGACGTTTCAGAACTTGGTGGTCACTATGTAATGGTTCAAGGAAAGTTTGAACCTTCAGATGCAGACGCAACACAAGTAAACGATTTTAGAAGAGTTGGTATTTTGAAAAATCCAAACGCTGGTGGTTCTGCGGCATCTGCTGCAACTGCAAGAACAACAAATGCATTGATTCTCAGTGGTACAATTGGAACAGTTTATCAAGCAGATGAACTTATTACACAAGCAACAACTGGGGCCCAAGGTCGAGTAATTGAATTCGATTCAACTAATAAAATTCTGTACTATGCTCAAGAAAAATATGCATCTTATGGACTTGATACAAATAAAAACCTTACTCCATTCTCTACGAATGCTGCGGTTACTGGTGGTTCATCAAGTGCAAGTTATAGTGTAGATACTAGTATTTCTGCAACAGTAAGTGGTGTTGTGTTCGCTGGTGGTTACGCATCACCAGAACTTGATAGAGATAGTGGTGAAGTAATCTATGTAGAAAACAGAAGAGCAATATCAAGAGCATCAGACCAAACAGAAGACATTAAAGTAGTAGTGGAATATTAAGATATGCAAAAAACCGATTTGAATGTGTCACCGTATTACGATGACTTTGACAGCACAGACGACTTTCATCGTGTTCTCTTTCGTCCAGGCTTTGCCGTTCAAGCAAGAGAGTTAACTCAACTTCAGTCCATACTGCAAAACCAAATTGAAAAGTTTGGTACACATATGTTCAAAGAAGGTGCAATGGTAATACCAGGCCAATCTGGTTTTACTAATGAATACTATGCAGTAAAACTTCAGTCAACATTTAATTCAAATCCTGTATCTGGTTATGCCGCAAACTATGTGGGTACAACAATCACTGGTGCAACATCTGGTGTTAAAGCAACAGTTGTAGGTTTTGACCTTGCAACAACTACTGACCCTCTTACACTTTATGTAAAGTATACTGCAACTGGTTCAGATAATGTTTCAACAACATTTTCTAATAATGAAAACATTCAATCAAATGGTGTCGTTGGTGGTATCGTTGCAAACTCATCTTCTGCAACACTTCAAGCATCTTCTGCAACTGCAACAGGTTCTTCTGCGAATATAGAAGAAGGTGTGTACTTTGTTCGTGGTCAGTTTATTCGTGTTGCATCACAAAGAATTGTTCTTGACAAATACACAAATACTCCATCATATAGAATTGGTCTTACCATTTCAGAAACCCTACAAACCCCAGAAGTAGATACATCTCTTTTAGATAATGCACAGGGTTCTTCAAACGTAAACGCAAAGGGTGCCCACAGATTAAAGGTAACTCTTACACTTTCAAAACTTCCAATTGGTTCTGCTGAAGATGAAGATTTTATTGAAGTCCTTCGTGTAAAGAATGGTGTTATTGAAGAAGTTACTAGAAACACAGAATACTCTGTAGTTGGTGATACACTTGCAAGAAGAACATTCGATGAATCTGGTGATTACTCTGTACGTCCATTTGGTGTGGATATTCGTGAGTCACTTGATGACGGATTAAACGAGGGTGTGTATGCCGCTGGTGTAAATACAGACCAAGGTGTAACTACATCTGAAGGATTAATGTCTGTTCAGATATCGCCCGGCAAGGCATATGTTCGTGGATATGAAATCGAAACTGCATCTCCTACATTTCTTGATATTTCTAAACCAAGAACTTCTGAAGAATTTAAAGGTTCAATTACTCCTGCTGAAGTTGGTAACTTTACAAAGGTTACTAAGGTTTATGGTACACCAGACCTTTCACCATTTATTACTGGTGAGGTAACTGACCCATACAAAAAGATTTCATTAAGGGATACTGCAACTGCAACAAGAGGACAGGCTGCTGGTAGTGAGATTGGTGTCGCAAGAGCAAGAGCATTTGAACATCGTTCTGGTACGGATGCAACTAGTGATGCATTAGTTTCTAGTGGCTCTGGTACTGGTCTAACATCTCAGTTTAACCTTTACCTTTTTGATATTCGTATGATTACCAAACTTACAATGTCTGGTACTCCATCTGCTGGTACTACAGTGGGTGCAAAAGTTACTGGTGTAACATCTGGTGCAAGTGGATTTATCCATTATGCAAACAGCAATGAAATTGAATTAATTAATGTTGTCGGTTCTTTTAACACAGGTGAAAAAATTTCCACAACATCATCTGCTGAGACTGATGAAATTCTTGAGAATAGTTCAAATGCAGACTTGACAATCAATACAATTATTATTAATACTTTTGATAAAGTTAAACAGGTATTCATGGATGACCCAGATAGTGGTCAAGACTTTTCTGCTGATACTGTTCTTGGAACATCATTTTCATTAAGTGGTACGGTTTCAACTGCTGGTTCTGGTACAACCGTATCTGGTTTTGGAACTAAGTTTGTAACAGAACTTCGTGTTGGTGATGTTATCAATATTGCTGGTGTCGGTGATAGAATTGTAAACACAATTACTGATGATGATACTCTTGCAGTTACCGTTGCGCCTGGCGTTGCACAAACAACTGTGCCCGCAACTAGAAAACGTGTAAATCTTCAAGACCAAAACAAAAATCTTCTTCTTAGAAAATTAAGAAAGAATAATATTAAGACACTGAAGACTGATAGTAATAGTAATACTTCTGTTACCTCAGTAACTTTTCGTAGACAGTTTGTGGTTAACTCTACAAACAGTGGACAGTTAATCGTAACTGCCGATTCAAACGAAACTTTTAGTGCAAAATCAAATACAGATTTCGTAGTATCGGTTCTTGCGAACAGTGGTTCTGGTGCAGCTGCTGGTGACCTTATCAATTTGAATTCAACCAATACAACATTCAATGCATCTGGTAACAGTCTTACTATTACAAACACAAATGCATTTCCTGCTGCAAATATTAAATGTAAACTAATCACAACCGTCACAAGAACTGCAAGTGCTGAAACTCCAAAGACATCACAACTTGCATCTGTATGTCTTGTAGATAACGATGGTGTTGCTGGTGCAGCTGCATACGGTACATCTGCACATCATAAAGATATTTCACTTGGTGTTGCAGACGCATACAAACTTTGGGCAGTCTTTGACTCAGAGAGTGCAAGTGCAGACCCAACGCTTCCACAGTTTACGGTCACTGGTCAATCTGGTGTATTTACTAAGGGAGAATTTATTGTTGGTGCAACATCTGGTGCAAGAGCTCTTGCAATTCCAGGCAGTAGTGTACTGTGTTATGTCACATTAAACAATAGAGAATTTCAGTCTGGTGAAAAAGTAACTGGACAAACTTCAAGTGCATTTGCAACGATTGATGTATTAACAGATGGTTCTAAAAACATTACAGAACGATATGTTCTTGATACTGGACAAAGAGATAACTTTTATGACATTGCAAGGGTTGTAAGAAAAGGTAACGCTGTTACACCTACAGGAAGACTTCTTGTAGTTTACAATTACTTTGAACATGGTGCTGGTGATTTCTTTACCATTGACTCCTATGGAATTGATTATAAAGAAGTACCAACATATACTGCAACAAGAGTTGACCCAGAGGTTCGTGAACCTTCTGGTGAGTTTGACCTAAGAAATACAATAGACTTTAGACCAAGAGTTGCCGATGCAACTATGTCCTCTGCAACAAGTGGTCAAGGTATCGCAACCAAGAAGGTAACATCTATGTCCTTCGATTTTGGTTCACGTTCCTTTACAGGTACAGGTGGTCATAATGTTCTCGTACCAAAAGATAATTCAAATATTGGATATGATTTTGAATTCTACCTCGGCCGTGTTGATACTTTATTCTTAACTTCAGAGGGTGATTTTAAAGTTGCTTCTGGTACTCCTGCTGAAGACCCAGATGCTCCTAAACCAATTGAGAACTCAATGAAACTTGCGGAGATGACATTCCCTGCTTATATGTTAGATATTGATGATGCAAAACTTACTAAAGAAGATAATCGTAGATACACAATGCGTGACATTGGTAAGTTGGAACAACGTATCGAAAACGTAGAATATTATACTGCATTGAATCTCTTAGAACAAGAGGCACAGTCTTTAGAAATACTTGATGGAAATGGATTGAATAGATTTAAATCTGGTTTCCTTGTAGACAATTTCAAAGGTCACTCTACTGGTGACGTTCAACATCCAGACTATAGAAACTCTATGGATATGGAACTTGGTGAACTTCGCCCACAATACAAGATGAAGGGTATAAGTCTTTCAGAAGAAAATGCAACTGATGTTCAAAGAACAAATGACAACTATCAAAAAACAGGTGATATGATTACTCTTCCTTATACTCATATAGTTGCTGCACAGAACTCATATGCAAGTAGAGTTGAAAATCTTAACCCTGTTCTTAATTTTACTTGGACAGGTATATGTAAATTATCACCATCTGGTGATGAATGGTTTGAAACCGAAAGAGCGCCTGCACTGATTATCAATCGTGAAGGTAACTTCGATACTGTCTTTGCACAAAATAGAAATTCAATCGGTACAGTCTGGAATGCATGGCAAACTCAATGGTCTGGTACAACAACTACTACAGGTGGTAGACGTAGAGAACATAGGTTTATTAATCTTGGACAACCAAGAGGTCGTGCGGTTCTTCAAAGAACAACTACAACTACAACTAATAGACAAACAAGACAAGGTATTAACACCAATGTTGTTCCTCGTATTGATAGAGAATCACAAGGTGATAGAATAGTATCAAGAGCTCTCGTTCCTTTCATTCGTGCAAGAAATGTTGCATTTAGTGTTACTGGTATGAAACCTCTTATGAGAGTTTATCCATTCTTCGATAAACAGAATGTTGCTGCATATGTAACACCAACAGGTGGTTCACTTGGGGGTAATCTTGTAACAACCGCTTCTGGTGGTGTGTCTGGTGTGTTTGCAATTCCTAATCCAAACACAAGAGGCAATCCACGTTTTAGAACTGGTCAGAGAGTATTCAGACTTACAACATCTTCAACTAATTCGACAGACCCAGAACCAGAATCATTTGCACAAGCAACTTATTCTGCAACTGGTATCTTGAATACAGTACAAGAAACAATTATTGCAACTAGAAATGCAGATGTTGTTAGAACATCTGTAAGAGATAATAGAACAACAACTGAAACATCTACTAGAGATGCAGTAGTTGGATGGTGGGATCCGCTTGCCCAATCAATTATGCCACAAGCAGAAGGTGGAGAATATATTACAAAGATAGATGTATTCTTCTCACAGAAGGATGAAAACATTCCTGTTACTTGTCAGATTAGAACTATGAATACTGGTTATCCAACTACAAAAGTTCTTCCTTTTGCATCTAAAACTTTAACTCCTGCTGAAGTAAGTGTATCAAGTACTGGTGCAACTCCTACAACATTTGTATTCGATTCACCTGTATATGTGAAAAACGGTGTTGAGGTTGCAATTGTTTTACAAACAGATTCAGACAAATACCTTACTTGGATTTCAAGAATGGGTGAAAAAGATGTCGGTGGTAATCGTATGATTTCAGAACAGCCTTACTTGGGTGTTCTCTTTAAGTCACAGAACAACTCAACTTGGACTGCGTATGACTTTGAAGACTTGAAGTTTACATTGTATCGTGCATCATTCTCAACGAATGTTAATGCAAAACTAACTTTGGTAAACGATGACTTACCTGTTGCTTCACTTGAGAAAGACCCATTACAGTTCTTCTCATCTGGAACTGCATCATTAAATCAAAAGGTAAAGGTTACACATCGTGACCATCATATGTATGACACAGATAGTAATGTAATTATTGCTGGTGCAAAGTCTGGAATTTCAACAACGCTTGCCACTGGTGGTGGTATAAATGCAAGTGCTAATGCCCTTGCTCTTACAAGTGTATCATTGTTTCCATCAAGTGCAACTTCTGGAAGTATTCACTTAAAGATTGGTGATGAAATTATGACAGGTACAATTAGCGGTACTAATGTTACATCATTATCAAGAGGTGCAGATAGTACTACTGCTGCCATTCATGCTCAAGGTGCAACGGTTGAATTATATCAAATCAACAATGTACCATTGACTGAAATTAATAAGACACACACAACAATATCAAATATAGGAATTGACTCTTACGTTATCTCTTTGACAACTGCATCTGATACCGATAGTACAAGTGGTGGAACTTCTGTAACTGCAACTGAAAACGCAATGATGGATGGTATTCAAACACTCATTCCAGTAGTAGAACATCCAGATACAAAGATTGAAGGTACTATTCGTGCAACAACTGGTACATCACCAAGTGGTTCACAATCGTCTTATAGTACTGCTGCACTGACTGCTCAGAATGCAGAGACAATTACTATAGGTGAAAACTTCTTCTTTAATGCTCCAAAACTGGTTGCATCACCTATCAATGAAACAAATGAACTTGCTGGTAGTAAGTCAATGTTCTTAGATTTTACAATGTCAACTACAAAAGAAAACCTATCTCCTGTCATTGACTTGGACAGAAAATCAGTTGTTGCATTTACAAACCGACTAGATAATATTGATAGTTCTTCTGCTGTATTTCCAACAACAGATTATGTTTCTCCAATAGAACCAGATGGTGATAGTAATGAAGCAGTCTATTGTACTAAGAGAGTTACACTAGAAAATCCTGCTACTGCATTGAAAGTACTTCATAGTGCAGTTAGATTCTCTGGTGCTGAAATTCAAGTCATGTACAAGATACTTCGTTCAGATGACGCATCTGATTTTGATGAAATTGGTTGGAGATACTTTAACGAAACTGGTGGGCCAGACATATCAGTAAACGAATCAACAACTGTTGATGACTTTATTGAATATAATTATACACAAGATGGTCTAGAAGAGTTCATCTCCTTTGCAATCAAGATTAGAATGCAAGGTATTAACTCCTCAGAACCACCAAGAATTAAGGACTTGCGAGCAATCGCATTGGCAACATAATGAGTGATTTTTTAAAAGTAGAAGGTCATGAACACCTTGTCAGAGACATGGGGTCGAAAGCAATTGTGAACACAAATGTGTTTGCATATCGTGCCGCAGTCGAAAGGTCAAGAAATGCACAAAAACAAAAAGATGAATTAAGGGATGCGACAAGAGAGATAAATAGTTTAAAGTCAGAAATGCATGAGATTAAAAGTCTTTTGTTGCAAATGGTAGATAACAATGGCAGATAGAAACGCACCAGCATCTTTCACTTTTGAAGAGTGGAGAGTAGAATTTAACGAACTGTCAACTGATGTTGGCGATATCGCTGGTATCACAGGTGC